GATCTTTCGATGTGACCGGGTGCCAGAGAATAAAGGTGGACAGATTTATGGTCACCCACCACATTCCGTAATGTGGTTCCCAAATGATGGTAAACGGCGAGAGCGTAAGATGACATTTTTACTGGTTCAATGTACCTGCGATCAACCATATGGGTAGTGGATAGTTCGAATAGCGATCTGCCTTTGCTCATCCTACCAAGTTTGAGCACTTTGCCAAAAGGGTGATTTGATATCGGAACAGGATTGGTCCTCGGAGCATTAGAATTTTCTCGATCAATTTGTGTCAAGTGGCCGTTATTCGGGATAGGCCCGACCAATTCCCAGAGGAATTTGTCATGTGGATTATTGTCCCATGTTATCATTCCACTTCCCTCAGATTCATCTCCAACTGTAACATTCTCGCTGAACTTTAGAATTACATCAGATCTATTTTGCTCAGGCCATTTAGGAATCGTACAATTGATCAGTACTGTGTAGGGATTGTTCAGCAACCAGGCATCTGCTTCACTAAAAGTTTTGTTGTAAACGCAGTTGTCAAACAATTGCGGATGAACGACGAAAGTGCAATGGGAGGTACTGTTCGTTCCTCCAATCGACACCTCATTGCCTTCTCCTGTTTCCCAATTTATGAACACTTTGTTTCCGTCATTGTCGGACTCTTCGCCATGGAAGAACATGCAACACAGCTGTTGGAACCCGGGAACGATGCCATTTACTCCAATGACCTTGTTCGTTGAGGCGATGAGAGCTTGAGACCGGGGATTGTTACACTCAGGACAAGATAAGTCAACAAAGTATTGTGTTTTGGTGTTGACAGTTGCGACAATCTTCTTGTAATTATGCTTCCTTTTGATGTCAGAAAACCTGACCAACTCGTTTCCTATTCGCATTCTAAGATCGCCATCAGAATCATTTATATTGAGTGCCTCTAGGTTGTCGTAGAATTCAGAAAGAACGCCACGCAGCCCTTCTAAGTCAACTATGCCTTTAAGAGCTTCTATCCCCTTGTTAATGACGTCCGTACCACGGGTGGTTGGAAGGAAGGTGTCTCCAAGATTGGCTATTAAGTGCATGATTGATGATCCAGCTATTGTTGTGTCCTTCATAAGTGCTGACCTTCGTTGTCCCAAAACGTGCTTGGCCCAAGCCATTCTGGCGGCCGATAGGCCCTGATAAGGTGAACACTGGTATTTGGACAGTACTTCCGTGGTACCAAGAATAGTAGAGTTCAGCATTGTTCGCAGATGGACCTTCAAGTCATCCCACGTTGTCCCGGGAACCATCAACCGTTTCTGGAGATTGGTGTACAGAGCAACGTTGATTTTGACCACAACGGTGTCGATCACTTTAGCACCAGACCAGATGGCAGTGGGGTTAATTAAGAAGGTAGGAATTTTAACATCTCTCCATATATTAGTACTTCCCATTGTTTCCATCCAATGACCTGGAGGAGTAATTTCGTACACAGTGAATGGTCCAATAGTCTTCACGACATGCAGTTGAACCTTGCGGGATCCAATGGTGATCAGGCTACCTGTTGTTATGGCGGCATGAATGTTGTCATGTATCAAAAATCCTTCGTTATCTGACTCCAAGTATGCGTACCGCCTGGATCTTTTGGTAGCAATTCTGCTTGGAATAGGAATGACCGCCTTCACACGGTCAAGGTTTGTTTCTGACAACCCAAGATCACTGAATTTTAACCGTTCAGGACTCAATATTGTGCTAGTGAATGAGAATTCGGATAAAGGTGCATTATCGTTATAAGCCTTCATCAGAGCCTTTCGATCGCTCTCTTCACTCAAATGGCTAAGATGCTGAGACAGAGCTTGTTTTCTCAATCCTTCAAGAGCCTCGGCGATCAGGCGTTCCCTAGAATCATTGCCTGTCGGGACCACTTTAATGCCCGGCATGTTCAACGAGTGGGGAATGTAAGTTGTGCTACCTTCAATTGCAATTACTTGATGACCTTCGTCTCTGAGATGTAAGGCAACGATCAACTCCATGGCAGATCGTTCTACGTTAATAAGTTGACTGCGATTGTTTGAAGCGATATTGGAAAAGCCCCAAACTTTTGCAATTTTCGCAACTTCCCTAGGGCAAGCAACGATGCCAGAAGTTAATTTGAACTGAATCTTCTGGAGAGAGATAATTCTGTTTGAAATGGATTGTTGTACAGCCGTATTGTGAGTGGCATGCCATCCCAAATCCATACTCATACCCTCAATTGACCCGGTGAGTTTCATGTATACCTTACTCAAAGCTCTGGCGGCCCAGCTGTTCTGGTGTACACGGTAGAGTTCAACCAAGTAGCAACGAGTTAGCTCTGCCATTCGGTTTCGATCAATCGAGTTCACTTTCATAATGACTCTCTTGCCGTTGTGCATGAACGAGATGCGACCGCGTGACAATTTACTCAAGCTACCTTTGCAGGCGTAGGAATACAAATGCATAGGATCATATGGAGTGATACTGGGTCGGAATCCCATTTCTGAGTAGATGGAATCAGCGATTATTTGATTGTTGTAACGATGCATGTGCATTGTTCGCGTGAATCCTGTCAGGCGCACTGGTGCGTCTTTCAAAGCAGTAATTATTCTTTCAAC